TTACCTAGTAATAAAATTTATTAAGTCTGAGAAAGATGCATTTTCATCGTAAATAAATAACTTAATGTTATTTTCCTCTGAATATTTAATTGCCTGTCGCATCTCAGAATTCTGAAATTCTGCTAAAAGTTCAATTGAGTATTCATTGTTATCCCGTTTCAATAATCTTTCTCTTATTACCTGAGGTTTATCCTGCATAAAAATAATTTTTGTCATATGAGTACCTTTAAAAGTTGCGAAGGGTAATGCAGTTATATTTTTTTCAAGATCTAATAAACAGAAATGTCCATCTAACAACAGAATCGAACCATCATTATCTTGCTTATTTAATTCATTTTTCCATAATTCTTGATTTTGTGCAATACCGTTCGTATTCTTCGTAGAGGTATTTATACGTTTACCAGCTTTTCTAATTAAATCACTAACAGAGAAAGATTTAATATCTATCACATTTTTTAATTTCGCAGCCAAAGTTGACTTTCCTACTCCATGTATACCTGATAAAAAAATATAATCCATTATTATATTCCTCCATTTGTATAACAAAACGATTGAGGAGCTACCTTTAAAGTGTTGTCAAAATCAAGTAGATCTAAAGGTACTTCATATTCTTTAAACTCTTTGATTTGAATGGCAAATCCTGTTTGTCTCCCCTCAAAATAACTATTAAAATAACTTTTCGTTATTCCAGAGTAGTCTTTTGTTTTTTTCCATATATTATAAGGTTTATCCATTAGTATATCTTCTATTTCGAATTCCCCAACAACTTTACCGTATGGTTTAGTTGCATAAACTACAACCGAAGAAATATCCTTTCTTTTAAAAATACTTTTTCTGTATTCAAATCTTTTTTTTCCTAAAATTATTTCTTGTACAAATTCTGGTTTAATCGATAATAAAACTTTCATTTACCTCACCTAATTCTAAAATCTTTTCAAATTGTAAATTTGTTAGTGGAATAAATCCTGCATAGTCCTTTCTATCAATTATCCCTTCTTCAATCAGGTCATGTCTAACAATTCGTTTAGATAATGATATATTATAAAGCATTTTAATAATATGAGGGTATTTTTTTAAACTCCACAGTTCCTCTAATTCGCCTCTACTAAATATTGTTCCTTTCCCACAATATTTAGTAAAATCTTCAATTGTATCAAATTCTCTAATATTTCTTCGTTCCACAACTGTACATACTGAAGTTACAACAGAGCTCCACTCAGCAGATTTTCCATACTCAGCAGTTCTATAAATAACAACTATATCTCCAGATTTAATTGCTTCCATTCCAGTCATACCTGCTAAATAAACTTTTTCAACAGTGTTTGTAAAAGACAAATCTTCTATTTTATGACCTTTTTCTGTATGTAACTTGGAATAGGGAAATAACTTTGTATGGTATTTAGGATAAATAGAAAGTAAAAACTTATTATTATTTTCTATTTGAATACACGGAAAGTCTTTATAAATATCATTATTCACTTCTAATGACTTTACATAAACCAACTCACCATTTTCTTTTGTTCCCCAAAGAGAGAAACCATATTTCTCAAATAGCCTAATTAATGGTTTTTGTTTTTCAAAAACAGTTACATAACATTCTAAATAATCTTCTTCAATCATTCTCTTTAAAATTAAACCAATAAATCGTTCTCCTAAAACGGTCCCATGTGCTTCTATTTTAAAAGTACCAATTTTAAGACGTCTTTTCTTTTCAAATCTCGGATTAATCGTATAATCAGCTTCAATTTCTTCTTTAAGATATAAAAAGCCCTGTAATTCATCTTCCTTAAGAATATAAGCCAACTCATCTTGAGTTGTTTTTTTCTCAAACCACTTTTCAAACCCCTCATAATCAGCTACTAGACTTGAAAAAAAAGAATCTTTCACATCCAACTCTGAAAACCTAACATATTCAATTACATCATTCTTCATTAAACTATACCTCCTATATTATCACTCTTCAGGCTAAATAACAAAACAAACGTTCGTAAATCCCGTGAGTTTTCTGTAATTTAATTATAGCAAAAAAAGGAAAAGTTTGTTTATAAAAGGAAAAGAAACAATATAGCCAATCAAATTGATGCTATTCTTTTTTATGTGACTAGTCTTTGTTTACCTTTGGAATGATGTGACGACTGTGATTTTATATGTACATAAAAAAAGAGCCGACTTATAAGAGTTAACTCTCTCCATTATTTAATTTGTTTTACTTTTATTAACAAAAACACTTCCAATAATAGGTATAATATGTTATCTTTATATAGTGTTTTAACACAACTCACTTTTGTATTTGTAATGTCATAACAAAAGTTTGATTAGATAGCCGTTATCTTATCAAACAACAAAAAGCCCTGATGCTCTACTTCATCAGGGCTTTTTGTTAGTTATCTCAACCGATTCACATAAGACTCATCAAAATACATCCAACCTTCAACGCCTTCACCTTCATTCAATATGAAGAAATCTCACTTATCACTTACTATTCGCATGATGGTACACCTAATGCCTTCAAAATTGCTGCCAATTGAGCTGAAATACGAACTCTAATTTCAACTCCATCAACTTCGGTAACTAGGAAAAATTGATCGTTAACTTGAGCAATACAAGTTATTACCATTTCGGTTCCCCCTTTCTATCAAACTTTATATAAACTATGAAAAAAAGAGAGAAAGCGAAATGGACAAGCTCCTAATAATTAATAAAGTTTTACTCAAATATAGTTTAAATTACTTAGAATCACATCATATACCCATCAACTTAAGAATATTAACTACCCCCTACGCCATCCTTCCCTATAATTTTATAGAAAAAATAGCGTATTTTTTCACTTTAGAAGGTACTTTGTTTTATTAGCTTGATAGTGTTGGGCTCATTACATAAAAAATAAAAATACAAAAGTCGGTTCCCTTTATTATCTAAGCCAATGTACATATTCCTCATCAAAATACATCCAACCTTCAACGCCCTCGCCCGTTACATAAATCCAATTTTCGTAACGATAATGAACGTCATAAGCAGAACGCTTTGTAATTTTATTCATAACAGGGTCGCCAGTTGATGCGCCTCTACGTAAATTGATGTCAGTACCATTTATCCATACAACACCTTGTAATTTACCGTCTTTATTGATACTTGCTGTATCATCACGCATCCAGTTTTCTGGGTTTACTCGATACCAGAAATGAGAACCATCATAAGACCATTCATAATACGTATGACCTTGTCCTTTTGTTGCTTGACGCATAATAGGTGCATTTACATTAGGTTCTTTACGGATATTAGCTACATCAGCAGTTGTTGTAAGGTATCCTAAAACTTCTTCTTGTGGAGGAACAAGTTGAGACTCACTTCCTATAAACCATTCTAGCGACTTATCGCCAATAAGTTTGTTTACATCACAATTACCAATACCTTCTACATATCCACCTGTCGCATTATCAGCGTATTGCCATAAGTCACATGCATAAGCTGGTTCTTTTCCGTAACGAGGAATCCAGAGGAAATCAGCTTGTACATTTTGTAATCCATAGGAATTGTACATATGATGAGATACATAGTATCCTACTTTCCACCCTGCGGCTTTACATGTATCTATGAATGCTTGGGATGCTTCTGCCAGGTTCGTACCACCGCAGCTAGATAATGTATCATCTTCTACGTCTAACACTAAAAATTTAGCATTAGGGCTAACACGATCCATGAAGTCTTTCGCTTCCACAATTGCATCTTCTACAGATACATAGCAACCATATGCGTATGCAGCATGTGGAATGCCACGAGCTTCTAAATTTTCTACATGCTGTTTGTAAAGATAGTCTGCTTTATTTGAACCATATTGCACACGGCAGATTGCCAAAGCGATATTAGGAGCAGCTACATCCCAATCAATCTCGTCATTGTATTTTGAAATATCGATAATTTTTTTAGTCATTATTCATTCTCTCCTTTGTTTTTACTATTTAAAATCTCAACAGCGTTTGTTAATGCAGATGGTAACTTGATACCCATACGACCAGCATTTTCGAGAATAGAAAGTAACTCATTTCCCATGAAGAAAAAGATAGTTGCCTCACGTACTGCATTGTTGCTACCGACCGCAGCATCTACTTGAGTAGCAGCTCCGACCAATAAAAAAAGCACTACCTTTTTGGCAATGCCTCGAAATCCAATTTTGCTTTTTAACTCTCCGTTATACCCTGCAGCAATCATCCCTGTTGCATAATCAATTGCTGACATTGTAACTAAAATTTTCAGTGACACGTCCCAACCTCCTAAAAAGTAACCGATAAATGCACCCGATGTTGCTATAAACGATTTTACTAACACACTAATTTGATTCATTGATTTTCCTCCTTTTCCAAAATAAAAAGAGAGACATTTGCCTCTCTTTTTTACAAGCTATTAAATTCTAAAAAAATCGAACTTAGTTATCTTTCTTATCAAGATCGTCGGATAATTCTTTTAAAATATCACGCGCTTCTTTCTTTTCATCTTCTGTTAATTTTGCTTTCTTACTTTTTGCTCGAAGTGATTTCAGTACTTCCATATAAGTGCTTTCTTTAGTACATACATTATCTGTATAAGAGTCTCCGATTGCTATTAAGGACGCATAACCGTCGTCCGTATATGGATCCTTATTCGTTTTACTACCTAAAAGATATATAGTACCATCTTTGCTAATTGTTATTGAGTTATTAGAAGAAGTCGAATTAAAATATGTTGTTGATCTAGGCATTTCCCATTTCAACGTCCCATCTGGGTTTAGGGCATATATTTCACCAAATGTGTTAAAATAAATGACACCATTTTTATCGATTACAGGTGCCTCCTTAGCATCCCTTTTAGTTGGAATTGGATATTTCCACTTTAAGGAATAGTCTGGATTATATGCGTAAATATAACCTCTCCCACCCACATAAATTGTTCCATCTGTAGAAGAAATCGTAGGTGCTGAAAGCAATACTTCTTTATCTTTTTCTTTCCATTGATGCACTATGTTCCCATTCTTATCAAAAACATATAATTTGTCCTGTGTATTTACAAATATTTCATTATTTTTGCCTAAAGCAATTCCCTTACCGTCGTATTCCCCCCAAACATATTTATGCCATAATTCCTTACCGGTTTTATCATGAGCATACAGATGTTTATTCCCGAGATCCGAAACTAACGTATAGATCGTCCCATCTTTTGAAATGAGCATAGAATTAGTTCCAATCGAGCCAACCGTTATTTCATTCGATGACCACTTCTTTGATCCATCTGGATTATAGGCCTCTAATCGTTTTGTGTTATAATTGCGTACATAAATTGTTCCGTCATAATCCAAAACAGGAGTATCTTGAATATTAGTATATGAGCCTTTCCCTTTCACTTGCCATTTAATTGAACCATCCGGATCTAAAGCAGTTAAAGTACCCCCAGCAACATAAATAGTTCCATCTTCAGCAATAACGGGCGTGCTATATGATGTTGCTATATTTTCCTTCTCCCATTTTACTGAACCATCTGGATTTAAAGCGTGCAACTTGTAATTCCAATTTGTTACATAGATAGTTCCATCACGTCCAATTGCTGGCTGTGCTGAAAATGCTGGCTTGTTAGAAGCGTATGGAACACCTTTATTGTAAAGTTTATATTCCCACTTTATCTTATTAATATCCGTTCCAGCATAAGGTGAATTCCTGTTCCAATTATGCCCGAAAGGAGATTCAGCTTGTAAATCATATTTCCCTTGTTCAAATTGATCACCTTGCGTGTTAGTGGTTTGTGCCTGCGTTATTGAACGAGGGCTTAATCCTATCACCAAAGCAAACAGCAGCAACATTAACATAAATTTCTTTTTCATAGTTTTCCTCCTATGTAATAATTTGTGAGACATAACGTTTAAAATAATAACATAATAATTATATATTGCAATTTATTATTTTAAGTGATTATCAAAATAAAAAAGCCTTACTTATTAGTAGACTTTGGTTTCAACTTCTCATTTTCTTCTCTTAACTTTTGATTTTCCGCTTCTAACTCGATGACGCGAGCCAAATAAATATTTTTCTCTTGGGTGGCTGCGTTTAGCTGTTCTTCTACCACTTTTACGTAAAGTTCCTGATCTGCTGTTATTTTCACTATTAATCACCTTTTCTATTTGATTTAGTCTATCGTCTGTTTTTTGTACATACTGCTGAAAGCCTCTTATTGTAACTGATAAAGAACCGTATAAATTGATACCATCACGTTGCTCATCAGTAAACTGTAATGGGCAATCATCAACCATAAATCCGTATCGCTTAGGAATATCTTTTAATGTGTAAGGCGCTTGTCCTTCTTCTCTCTGTTCACGCATTTCATACAGTTTAGCTATATCATTTTTGAAATAGTATTCTTTAATTTTTAAATCTAAAACACTTTGAAGAGCATCAAACTGTAAATCTTTTATATACGTTTTAAGTTTTCGTTGGGAAGTAGTTTTATATTCGGTTGCTACGACACCACTGTGATTCGAACCACTGCTATTCTTGACTTGTAAATACCCATTCCAATGATCGTCACAACAAATCATTGACTTATATAACGTTATATGCGAACCAATATCCTCAGTAATCCATTCATTCTTATAGTTTTTTTTCATGTTATAAAAATAAAGTGCATTTGACGTTATCTTTGCAAATTCTGCATTTTGAGGGTTATCAAGGGTCAACGATGGTTTCCATCCTAGCGTTGAATCATAAGACTTTGCGGTAACAGATTTTCGTTGACCGTTATCCAACACAGTAAATGTTTGTGCTCCATAGTGTGCAGTATCATTACCATCATTAAGGTTCAATCCCCATGAAGCAATGTCTATAGAATTCGCTAACGAGCCGTCTTCTTTATAACCCTTACTATAAAAAAGTCCCTTTTCTAAACCTGTAACAAATCTCTTTGCCCATCGATTCCATTCAGCTGGAGTTTGAAACCCTTGTGTAAAGATTCTACCATTCGACATCTCTGTAAAGTTATTACTATTGTTCGGGTCGATTGCTCTAATAGTAATACCTTCAAGCAATTTACCAGCAATGCTTTCCGCTGTTACCGCACCAATTAGGTTTATACGCTTCGCTTCAATTTGAATCTTTTCAGCTGTTTGGTTAATACTTGAGATGATATTACCGACTTTAACTGTACTCTGAATGCTTTTTTCAGTAATCTCAATGCGTGATTCCATCTCTTTTACATAAGCACCTGTAGCATATCTGTTATCAGATTCCACACGTGTATATACTTCTTCTTTTTTAGCAGCAATACGGATTCCTTCTTTTGTAGCCGCAAACTCTCTTGTGAAAATTTCTGTTTGCTTGTTGTAATCAGCTGTAGCTACTTTCTCTGCAATCTGGCTTAATAACTCATCTTTCCCAACAATGTCCATTGCATTCTCGGTAAACTCCGATGGCTTCATTCCACGTTGTAACATCATTCTAGATGCCCAAAGTCTTCCGTTTCGTATTACATAAAACCTACCATCAACAGCTGCTGTTCCTACTGGCGCCTTAACGGTTCCTGTTGCGAATTTCCAAACGTTGTTTTCTAAAGGAATATCAAAACTATTAGCTACAATTCTACTTCCAGAAGTGTTATAAAACTCTATTTCTATTCTTGCTCCCTTGTCGATTTTGCTTTTATCATCGGTCATAAACCAACCAGATATAACAAAATCTTCACCAGCTGCAGCTTTAACTTTCTCACTAATGCCGCCGCGCCAATTATCAGCCGTTAATCCAGTCTGGTCTGTTTTAATGCTGTAAGAACTGTTATACGTAACATTGGTATCACGAATAACATTAGGCGCTAAGGACCAATGATTTGAATCTGTTTTCAATAATGCGTTCCTTATTAAATTATCCATACCTATGCTGCTAACATAGTTACCAACTTCGGTAATCGTTACTTTTCCTTTAATCGCTTCTGCTTGCGTTTCCAGTGTAGCTTTAGCTTGTTTGAGTTGTTCTCCCTGTGTTGTTTGTACCTTAGAAATGCTTTCTACACTCTGTTTAATGGACTCGGTTGTACGAGTTAATTCAGCCGCTTTCTGTTCAAATTGACCTTGCTTCTGCTCAACGCTCGTTAACTTTTCAGTAATCCGCCCGGCTTTTTCTTCGATTTCAGTTGTTTTTTTAGACAGATTTCCAACGGCTGTTTTTTGTTCATTCACAGTTGTATTGATATCCTTGATAGTACGGGTGTTACCTTCTGCTGTTTGCTTTGCTTCATTAGCTGTTTTACTAACTTGTGATACATTATTACCAAGATCAGTGACACTTTGCTTTGTAGCCATTTGACTAATAGCCGTATCTGTCTGAGTAAATTTAGTTCCAATATCGCTAAACTTTTTAATATTCCCTTGTGCATCTGTTTCGTATATTTGTTTGCTAACAAAGCCTTCAAGCTTCTTATCACTTTCTATTTTCGTATAAACACCACTTTTGTCAGCTTTATCTTTTAATTGCTCATTCAACCAATCTTTATCGGCCTTATCTTGCATATCAGATATAATCTGTTGTATTTCTTTGTTCGTTTTTTCCTCAGAAGCTTTGATTATACCGTCCACATCAGGAACAATTACATCCCATGTTTTACCGTTCCACTTTTTCAGCACCCCTGGCTTACCTTTTGAAGTATCTAGCCAAAGCGTTTTGCCAGGCTCAAGATTAGTCGTCGGTGCCGTATTACTTTCAATGATTGTAGTTTGAAAGTTCTTTTGATTTTCTTTCACAAGCTCTGCAAGCTTCTTAGCTGCTTCACTTTCTTGCTTGGCTGCTTCTGCTTTTTTATCTGTTTTTTCATTGATACGGTCTGTATAGTTATTGGATTGCTCTAATAGCTTTTGATCTAACTCTTTTACAACAGAAAGAATATCGGAAGTCCATTTCTTTTGCTCTTCGGTACGGTCCACAAGTTCTTCTCGTTTATTACTAAAATCATAAATATTAGGCGTTTCTTCAAATGGATAACGGGTCCGTTTTACAACGCGCACATCAAAATCCATATTGTACTTATGATGTTGAAGGATTGCACGGTCACCAACTTTAGGTTCATTTGAATCATCGAAGTTTGCCTCTTTGTGGTCCACAGTGATAGAAACAATCGGGATGTCGTTTACAGCCTCTTCACAACGCTTTTTCGCTGTTTCTTCATTTTTGATTTTGTCATCCTCAATATTCTCAGCTTGTCGATAACGAATGAGTTCCGGCATTTTGTATTTAAGAGGTGATTCATAATAATACGTAAATTGTTTCCCTTCACCCTCTTCTTTAGATGGTGTATGGCCAAGTAATAAAACAGAGAATGAGCAATTACTGTCATCTGTTGTTTTCTTAATGGCATTTACGTTATAACCAAACTTATATAACTTGTCTGTTGTTTTACCGATTCTATCCGCAAAGATAACAGTCATATTATCGAAAATACATTCAATATCGAATCGTTCCAGTAGCTTTCGGATCATTTTCATTCGACTTTCGCCACCGAAATTATCGAAATGCAATTGAATTTGTTTCGAACAACGACTGATATATTTGAAGTTACTTCCTTCAAAAGTGTGGGCAAGCCCTTCATCAATAGATAAATAACCTGTAACCTTTTTTTCTTGTGTTTGTAAAGATAGTTCAGCACCTACTTGTATCGCGTCACAATCTTTAAATCCAAGCTCATCTTGATGATTGACTAGAATAATGTAGTATTGGCCCTCAAAGATAAGTAGATTCCTATCTTCTACATATGAATAAACACGCTTATTCATATTTGTATCTGGAACTTCGAAGCGAATAGAGGACGGTTCATTTTTGCCCTCTATTACCTCAAATAGTTTCATATCAACTAAATGAAATTGCTCACCCGTTGATAATTGTTCAATTTTAGGTCTTTCTACTCGCTTCATATTACCAACCAACCTCTAAATAATCGATTTTATTATTGTGATTAGAACCAACTTGTGAGAAGCCTCCACCTTTGATAATTACATTTGCAATAATACTATCTTGTAGGTTCTCTACTCGTAATGTTCTAACTTGTACATTTGAAAGAATTGATCTAAATACTTTTTTATTTCCATTTGAGATTGCTAACTCTCCGATGTGAACGTCTGCGCGGGAATCCCAACCAAATTTATTATTATATTTAACCGTTCCACCGTTTAGGCCCCAATCAAGAGTGAAGTAATTCCAAATACCATCTTCCCAACACTCTTGTACGTCTGGATTGGTAATTTTAGCGCTAAATCCATATTCCGTTACGATTCCTTTATTAAAAGTTCGAACGACAGGATTAGAAATACGAACATTTTTATACTGGGGTGCATTATCTCCTTCTTTGGATTTAAACCACACACCACGGGATGTTTCTTTGCTTTTCCCGTTTCGAAGGTTCACGCCTTCGATTGTGAAATCTTCGCAAGTATCATTTAAAATCTGGAATACTAGACCGTGGCCGACATCATTCCCAATTACTTTTTCAGTTCTGAAATAGGACATATTATTGAACAATCCAAGCTCTTCTAACACATTTTCACCTTGTACGTTATAAGTGATATTTTTATGAATCACTTTATCTACTGGCGCAATTTCAGCTAGTCCCTTTTTCACATTTTTCAATTTCAGATTAATTAATACGTTGTCGCATGGCGTAAGGTCGTAAGGCTTCGCATTTTGATTTGTGAGCGCGTTTTTATCATTGAATACATAAATACCTACTGTTGCACCAACCGCTGTTGTAGCTGTACAATCCACAGCTTCTATGTCTATTTTTGAATCTTTCACAGCATTCAAAGCGACATATGATTGGGACTCGCCACCATTAATAACTTTTGTATCAATCACAACGTCTTGGCAATGTGATAATACAAATGCTTTTGCATCTTTTAGCTTTTTAAGATCGAATAACCCACCTTTAAAAACGATGTTTCTTGTCTTATCGTATCCGCCGATGTTAACTGTATCTTTATTAGTAAAGAATGTTGTACTTCCTGCCTTTAAAATAAAGAAAGCATTTGGATCAGCACGAATATTAATATTACTTGGAAGTTCCAAATCACCAATTGTGTATGTCCCTGCAGGAATATCTAGCGTTTTTCCTGCCGATTCATTTAATGCCTTTTGAAAGTCTGCGTAATAATTAACACTGTTGTATGGAATCATGGACCTGATTGCTACATCTAACGAAGGATGAATGCCTTTAACTTTATTGACCTCATTCTTAATATCATCGTACGCACCAGCTAAACCAAGTTGTTTCCATTCTGTCCAAGTTCCTTTAACTTTCTTACGGACGTATGGGCTGTTATCATCTGCATTGTGAAGACAGTATGCAATTTGCATACAAGCAAAATCACCAACATTATGCGAATACACTTGGATATACCAACCGTAATTATTCTCTTTTGGAGAATTTTTAAGTTCGAATCCCCTGTAAAATCCAGCTTTAGTAATCAAATTAAGATCACTTGCATCTGTAAGTTTAAAAGAATAACCATCATCATCTGTTAATTTAACTCGTTGAAAACTATCTGTGTTATCTAGTTTTGTTTTTATTTTCTGATTCAAATCATATAAAGTCTTTTCCCCTAATCTCGCTGCGACTACCTCATCAAAATTTGATGGTTTGGCCGCTAGAAAATCTGAGATTAATTTTTTCACTGTATTTAAAGTATCTGTATTTCCACTTGCTATTAATGCTAATAAATTAGCAACATCGGCTGCTTCTTTTGTTGCTAAACTTAAAAGAGCTTGTTGAACCCTAACAATAAAATTGTTGTTGTTCACAAGCTCCAAATATATATTTTCTACTTCTAAATTTAATTCTTTCCGTTCATCAGCAGATACAGCACTATTTACATAATATTGTCTTGCTAAACTCATGGCATTCGCTCCTTTCTATAAATAATAGAATTTCGTATCAATCTCACACCAATGAAACGAAGATGATTCGATTTTAATTTGGTTTATACCGGGTGCAAGATGTATTTCACCTGCATCAGCATGACGTACAAGATTCCGGCCATACTCATCTTCTATGTGAAGTCCCTTTATAACAATGATCCCCTGTGACACTGCACCAGGATTGTAAATAGTCAATGAATCATTAGTAGTAAAGTTCGTAATCTTTAAGTATCGTGGATCACATTTAATCCGCCATGTTATGTCGTGCTGAGACGGGTTAATCTCCATCGTTCCAACGTTTTTAAAATGGAACATTTTTTCTTTAAATGTGTAATCATATTTATCATCCCACTCCAAATTCATACCCCAAGCAAATTTATTAGTATCCCATTCTTTTATGTCAGTTGACCTAAAGATACTTTCCCCGAAACCATCCGGTATTGAGAATTCAATAATAATTTCAAACATTAAAGAACCAGGCGGACGGTTGATTTTCATGTCTTGATACTCAACGCGTCTTCTTATACCTGGTTCTCTTGAATATATGATATAAAAGTCTTCTAGCCTTCCAAATAAGGCATACAATTCATTCCGTTTCTCATAAACACCCTCTATGTCCATCGTGTCAACTAGGACTCTAAGCTGGCATCCTCGTTCTGTGTAGCTTTTATTGTAATAATGGACCCCAAATTTTCCATTCATTTTTGTTTTCTGTGCTTCCTTTTTTGGAGGATCAACTGTTAATTCCAATGTTTCGACATTGTGATCTTTCTTGAGGGAGCAAGTCTGTCCATTTTTAAATAATAACAATGTATCTGGCATACTTATCATTCCCTCCCTTTCAGAAAGTTAATTTTATCTTGTCTTAAATCTTCTTTTCGTACAGAACGTTGTACGATACGGCCATCCACAATTACAGGTTGATCTACAGTAACTTGTACAACTACATCTTTTGGAGTTGAATCCATGCCATACATTCCTGCATTAGCATATGAAACATTCATTCCACGCATTGCACTTTCATTAAGTGATTGTATATTACCAGCCATCGTACGATTCATATTCGCAACTAATTCTTTAATTGTACCTGTGATACCAAGCGATCTCTCTCTTGATGATAGTGGCGTAACCGATACCTTATTCCCTCTTTTCGTAAATAACTCTGGTCCTGCTTCACCAGCAATAAATTGCCCATCTCCAAGAACATGACCACCTGTGGCCAACATTGGAACATGTGGAATTTTTGGTGCATCAACACCAGGTATTTTATTTAAGGCATCCGCTGGTGTATTAAATCCATCTATGAATTTATTAATCATTTTAATGATGAAATTTATTGTTGTTTTGATACCTGACTTTATGCCATCCCATGCACTCAAAATCCCTGACTTCATTCCGTCAAACGCACTAGTAACTGCACCAGTCACTCAACGGACAGGACCCATAATTGTTTCTTTTAACCCTTCCCAAATGGATGATGCTGTTGATTTAATGCCATTCCACACACTTGATAATACAGAACTAATACCATTCCATATGCTACTACTTGTACTACTAATCCAATTCCATACAGATTCAATTGCACTTCGAATTGCATTAAATATTGTTGTGGCAACTGAAACGATCCCGTTCCATAATCCAGTTAAGAAACCAACTATTGCATTCCACACCGAACTTGTTGCTGAACTTACCGTATTCCATACTGATATGATGAAATTCTTTATAGTTTCAAAGATTGATGTAACAAAACTAACAAGTCCATTCCAACATGATGATAGGAAATCTGTTATCGCTTGCCATACAGCACTTGTAGTAGTACTAATTGTATTCCAAGTATCAACAATAAATTGTTTTACACTTTCAAATATTGGAGTGGCAAAATATAAAATAGCCGTCCAGATCGTCTGCAAATACTGTGTGATGAAATTCCAAACTGCTTGTATAACTGTTGAAATCCCGTTCCAAACCATCGAAAAGAAATCCGCTATCCCTTGAAGAATTGGTGTTAAAAACGCGACAATACCATTCCATATACTCATAAAGAATTCTGATACGGTTGTCCATGCTTGAATAAAGAAATCACGAATGCCATTCACAGTAGTTGTAAATAGCTCTACTATACCGGCCCAAAGCTCAGAAAAGAAATCCTTGATTCCATTCCAAACATTCATCGTGACTTCTACGACTTTCCCCCAAATATCCGAGGATTTCTCTACAATTCCATTCCACAAGTTAGAAAGAAACTCTATGATTGAATTCCATATTTCAATTGTTCGTTTCTTAATCGTATCCCAGTTTTTAACGATAGCTATAACTAGTGCGATAACTGCAGCAATGATAATAGGCACAATGGCAACAACCCCAGTTGCCGCTAACGCTCCGATTTCTAATGCAGCCGCGACAGCCTTTATGATACTAATCAAAGTTATAACAAATGGTGCTAGTGCTAATATTGCTCCCGATATAGTACCTATGACCATTGCAATTGTTGTTAATGTCGCTGCTAACTTAGGATTATTAGAGATCCATTCAGCTAACTTACTAATTACATTCGTAATTACTTCTAAAACTGGTTCGAGGGCTATTTTTAAATCAGCCATCGCCTTCTGAAATTTTACAGCTGGTGAAGCGTCAAGTTTTTTCACCGATTCATTAAGTTGATCTTGGTTTTTCTTGAAATCTACTGTTTTTTTTGAAGCATCTATTAAAGTGTTAGTTATATTTTGCCCTTGGTCTTCATACATAGTTGCTAAAACTTTAACCCCAACTTGATTCTTTTTAACAGGGTCTTCTATCGCATCAATTGCTTTAGCCACTTCTACCATAGCTTGCGAACCTTCTTTTCCACCGGCGGATACTGCTTGTCCCCACTTCTCGATTTGTTCAGTCGCAATCCCTGACCCATCAAGTGCTTCTTTTAAAGCTTTATCTGCACCTTGAGCAAACTCAGCTAATTGAATGCGTCCTTCCTTTAGACCGTCTAAAAGGTTATCAATATTCCAAGTACCAGTCTCGACCCCAGCTTCCATAATTGCTTGCACTTCTTCAGCTTTGAACCCAGCACGAGTTAACTGACCACCATATTCGGCGATAATGTCTAGTTGCTCTGGCGGAAAGCCTACTTTCAATAGCGCATCAGCCATACCCATCGCTCCTTCTTGAGAAATCCCAAGTTCAGAGGCAATCTCGTTTGTTTCCTGGATTAACTCAGTAAAATCAATACCCTCATATGTTTGAGAAATGGTTGCTGCTTGTTTCACAAGAGCTGTGTTTGCTTCATCAGAAGCCGTTTTATTTAATGCCCATTGGCGACGAACACCTTCAAGTGCCTCCGCTCCATCAACTCCATATGCTTCAATACCTCTTACAGCTGCTTCTACTGATTTTTTAGATTCTTCGGGAACATTGAAAGATATGTCAATTTTCGTTTTTAATTTAGATGTATCCATAGCTGTTTCAATCGCTTTTTCTAAACCTCCACCAGCAACCGCTGCACCCAAAACGTTTTCTAAATCAATATCAAGTTTCTTGAACTTCTCTCCTGCATGTTCAGCTTCTTGAGAGAGTTTAGCTAAATCCTTTTTAACATTTTCTATTGAGTTTCCATCGTCAATAGTTGCAAGAATCTGTTTCATCTTTTCAAGGTCTGTTCTTGTCCCAAGTGCTGCAACACCAATTTTATTAATTGCATCGTCAAGCTGTTTAGATGAAGCTGTACCGCTTTTAATTGCGTTGACAAGCCTACCACCTAAAGCGCTAGAAAAGTTGTCTACACTCGTCCCTGTAGCTTGAAATAATGCTTCTAGCTGTCTTGTGGAATTAGCTATACGTCCTTCTTCAGCTTCCATCTCTCGCATAGAGTTTTGTAAGCTTTTTAGGTGATTTTCCGTTGCGATTACTTCACGGTTGAACGCTCTATATTGTTCTGGTGATATCTTGCCTTCTGCAAACTTCTGATTGATCTGCGTTTGTGCTTCTTTCAACTTATTTAGCTTTTCAGTTGTTACCGTTACTTGTTCAGCTAATAATTGCTGTTTCTGTGCAAGTAATTCAGTGTTACCAGGACTAAACTTCAATCCTCTCTCAACTTGCTTCAATTCTTGAGATAGAGCTACAGATTGCTTTGTAACATCTTTAAGAGCATTGCCTAATTTACTTGTATCCGCGCCAAGTTGTATCGTGATTCCTTTTATTGATTTATCCACACGTTCACCACCTTTTTACAAAACTAAAAATGACCACCCGTTGTATAGGTAGTCATTTTTAGAATGAATCGTAATCTTTTTGTGTAGCTTTTCTCACCGTTTCTTTTTGCGGATTCTGCAAGTCGATATATTCACTAATGTAATCAAGGCACATACCGATTGTCATTTCCTCTAAATCTGCGCTTGTAAGCTTGCACTTATAACATAAAGCAAGGAATGTTTCGGTTGTAAATCCTTCTCCGTCGTCAACTCCTTGCTCATCACTTACATCTTTTTTTTAGATTGCATAGAAGCCATTAACATATCTTGAATTTCTGGAATGATCTCATAGATTGGGAACTCATCAAATGTATCAAGCCAAGTAATCGGATCAGGGATTGTTGGATCTGCTGTTTTTGCCAATACATAAGTAAAGTTATAGAAAACATCCATATCCAATAAACTGAAATCCATATTATCTAAATCATTAACATCCGATTTTATTAATGGATACAGTTTCATTAGGTCCGAAAAGTAATCTTTTCCGAATTGTGCTTTATATCGCTTAGGAGTTCCACCTGTGCTTTTTAATCGTACTTGCTTACCATCTACTACAATCGTTTTTTCCATTTACATTACGCTCCTTTTGGTGCTGCCGGTGTTTTTACATACACTTTTTTGTACCAGTTATCATAAATTGTTTGAGTTGTTCTAGAAGTCGTTTTTGTTTTAACCATACGTTTTCCATTGATATCAATAGGACTAGATACAAATTTAAGTTCATTTGTATTAGGCTCTGCGGAATTCGTTTTTGATTTAGATGCAATGGTTGGGCGACTTGCTGAACAATTATACATAACATGACGAGTTGCATTCACATCGCCATCAAATTCAAATAGTAATGCGTATGATTTTCCTTTCGCATCAGCTAGCTCATTTAATACTCCATCTTCTGCATCTAATTGCTCACCAAGCGCATCAATAGCGAATTGCTCTGGAATAGTAGCAATATTTAATGTTCCGTCATAACCTTGGTTATTACTTGCAGAATAATAAAGCATGTCATCAGCATAGAACTCAATTAAATCACCGCGTGGATCAAACGTTAATTCAACTGCACCTGGTATTGGAGTCGGTGTTTTGAAAGTAACTACTCCATCCTTCACATCAAAAAGTGCGTAATAAACGTTTTTTAAGCCGAACGTCACTTTATTCTCATTCACTTAAATCAACCTCACTTCATAAAATTTTTGATATAATTTCTCAGATTCAATAAACGTCTCAAATGGTGATTCATAAGGAATCTCATGTTCATCTAGAACGTTTTTAAGCTTGGCCTCTGCAACCAAATCTTTTTTAATTGTGTAAAACTCAATATTGATATCATTTATTTCGTGATAGACTTTATTGTCAGCCATCATGTTAGATGAGCCATCCACAAGGATACAAATATACGGTGGTGATGGTACAGGATTACCAGGTGTTGCGGTGAAATGCGAATAAGCCACAGGATAACCTGTAGCCTCTAGTACCTTTTTAAATTCAGTTAAGGTCATCGCTGCGCCGCCCTTTCAACGCGATCTATGAATTCGGAGATGGCTTTCTGTTCTTCTGGTCCAATATGTGGAAATTTCCGCGCTCTGCCAGTACCACCATTAATTACATGTCCACGCTCTAGTAAATGTGTAAGTTGATATTTTTTATTATAAATAACCCATACACCTTTTACTTTCTTACGTGTCCATCCCTTGCGATAATCACCAGATTGATCGTCAAATCCACCCGCTGTTTTCAAATTATTTACAGATTCTTTCGTTACATCATCAGCCGCCTGTTCTACCTCTTCTTTTACTTCCCTTGTATATAACTCTACTTGTTTAGCGATTTCGTTTGCTAAGTTGTCGATGCTAACCACTAACCTTCACCTCACTTTTTCCTTGGTGATTATAGTTAATGTTTTATTTTGTTCATCATCATTTATTGATGGTTCAATAATATCGAAGATACGTCCCTTTATATTAATCCGCATTTCTTCTGTAATTCCATGAGTATAAGGAATTATAAATCGATACATTCTTGTGGCTTGCGAAGCTGAAGCTGCAATATATTCAGAACCCTTTAGCGTTTTTATTATAGCCCACGCTTTTTTTAACTCTTTCCATGTTATTTCATCTTCACTCGTTTGGCCTAGTTCATCTTCGATTACTATTGGTTGTTCAATGATGATTCGATTTCTAAAATCCCCAGAATTTAATGGTGGTTTATACTGAAATGGACGCATATCATTCACCTTCCACTTTAATTTCTTCTAATGCTTTTTCGATGCTAAGACTATTAATCTGACTTAAAAAATTATTGTCAAAATACTCAATTACATCATTATAAACATAACGAGAGCGTTCAAAGACTAACTCCTTGAACACCTCGTCATCATTAAGATCATAATCTCCACAAACTTTGATTAAAGCTTTATTAGATGTAGAAAGGATACGTTTTAGGTTATCGTCTTCATCATCACCTAAACGCATCCTTTCTTTAAATTGCTGTAATATTTCATTTAAAATTACTGTATTCATTCACATCATTCCTTATTTAGTTGCTGGTGGTGTAAATGAAATCTTTAAATCATAAACAAGTGCCGCTTTATTATCTTTTGGTTTACCATTAGCAAACTGTTTAATTGTATAAAGTGTAGCATCTTCAATCGCTAACGTTTGATCAAACTTTTTAAGTTTGTATCCACCAGCAATCGCTGCAATATATTGGTCTTTTACAAAGAATAAAGCCTTACCAACTGGAACCTCTTCAGACTCTACAGTTTGAATGTTATAAGGTAATGCCATCACCCATTGACCATTAGCTGTTTGAATTGTATTACGAGCCTGTACACCAATAGCATCCACAGGATTGACAACCATTACAATATTATTTAAAACTTTGCGAGATTTTCCTTTTCCATCAATAGATAAAGCTTTTACTACTTCATAAAGCTCACCAGCAATTACTTCACCATGTTCAGAAGGGGCAAATGTTAATGTGCCGGATGATTTTTTGTCAGTAACCGCGCCTGTAGTTGCATTTACATCTTTCATTAAACCTACAGGTTGATGCGCTACTGATCCACCGCCATTTACAAAACCAAATTCTAAACCTGCTGAGTAAGATTCTACTAATAAAGTTCGAACATAACGTTCAACCCATTCTGGTCCAAGTTCAAGCATATCGTTTGGAATAGCTGCAAATGCAGTTAATTTAAGTTGACCGATTTTTTCTTCTCGGAACGCTGCATTTACTTGTCCTCTGATCTCACCGAATAATTCGCCCCATGCATACGCTTTTGTTGCATCAGAATAAATGAACTTCGTAACTGCCCCTAAATCTTGTAGCCCTAAAGCATCAAGCAATGGATGTTCTTTAACTAAATCTTCAAATACACGTTCTTGTGTAGTTACTGGAAGGATAGAACCGTCTTTGAATCCACCTTCTTGTACAACTGCATTAAAGAATTTTGTTTCTGCTGCTGTTAATACGTTTCGACCACGTTGTTGAAGAATAGAACGATCTAACATTTCATCATTTACTTGATTACGAACTGTATTAATTACGTCCGTTTGCATTGCATCAAAGAAATTTTCAAAAGCAGTTGATTGTTCCTGTTCTGTACTTTCTGAACTTGTTAAAGCATCCGTTAATTTTACTTTCGCTTTATTAAATGCTTCAGATTTATTAAATTTAATGACCATTATGTGTTTCCCCCATTTTTTATAATTTTAAAAAGAGCCCTTTAATCCCACTGTTTTTTACAGGTGCAGGACTAGGCTCTCTTGATTGATTCTTATACTGATCTAATTCATTTTGCATTGATTGCATTTGAGCTTTTAATTGTGCAAGTTCCTCATTCGTGTTGTCTTCCACAGTTGTTGCAGTAGTAGTGGCAAAGCCGATTTCAACAGCTTCGTTTGCACTAAACCAGGTTTCCTCATTGACCATATTACGAATTTCTTCACGTTCAATATTTACCCGTGTCATGTAAATATCTATGATGCCATCCTCTAATTTCTCTAGCATATCGGCTTCTTTTCTCATAAGCGTTTTACTGCCCCATACAACTGTAGAAGCCTCATGAATCATCAACATCGATCCAGCTCCCATGATTAATTCATCTGCTGCCATCGCTATTACAGATGCCGCTGAACAGGCCCATCCATCTACATGGATTTTAACCTTTCCTTTATGCGACTTTAGACGATTGTATATAGCAATCCCATCAAAAGCACTGCCGCCAGGGGAATTAAGATGAATAACTAAATCGTTATTTCCTGCTGCTTTCAAAGCATTATCAATATCAGCTGCAGAAGTAGATTCCCACCACCACGATTCACCAATATCTCCGTAAATCGTCAATTCACTAACTCCATTATCTTCATCATGGACTACAGTAAAATTATGTGGGATGTTTGCTAACTGCTCATTGTATTTTTGATTCTTAAAACCAAATTTACGTTTCATCTGTTTCATTTGTTTTCTCACCTCCTTCAGATTCATCTAATTTTGTATAGTTTTTTGTAATATGATGGATATTTAGATTTGGATCATCTGAGTATTCATATCCAACTTCTAATCTAATTTCATTCCCTGTAAATGCACTTGAAGAAATGAGCTTATCAATGCTTGTTGCAAGATCAAATATACTTTGGTAAGAAACAGCTTTAACCTCAATCTTTTGTCCTTCAAGATATTCATTCATTTCAAAGAATTTCACGTTTGCTTCATCTGATATCTTTTTTAACAAAGGTTTCACTGTGAAAAGCATGTAATTTTTCGTTTGCTTTTCTACATCCGCCATATCCCCATATAACAAAGATGTTGGGATACCAATAGCCATTGCAACTTGATTTAAGAAACCATTTGTTACTTTGTTTATTTCGTCCACACTAGGACCATTAGCGGAGCCATTATATATTTCTTTGTACTCAATTCCTTTTTGTTGCGGAACAATAGCAATATCTTTATTACCAATTGCCTTATACATGTTGTCTATAAACTCTTGTAACTTTGTTACCTGTTCTTGCGTTTTAGCACCAATCATATCCATATCAACTGTGCCGCGAACTTGGTTTTTACGTTTTTGGGAGTTTAATATTCTACCGAATAAATCGCCATAGTCAGCAAAAAGCCCATCTATAAGCGTTGATAACTTATCATTTCGATATTTCAAATGGATAACTTCACTTTGTTTAAAACTTCTTTTGAAAAGATAGTCTTTCACCGTCACATTCGTAAATATATCTTCAAAAACAGCATATTCATTATGCTGAAAGTCATCCGCAATTATTAGATCACCATCATCAGCTTGTATGACTAAACATTCATTATCATAAATAAGCTTGTGAATAAAATTTTCCCAAAAGGTGCTGGCTGTCATATTCTTGTTTGGTCTAACATTCAAGCGATAGTAAAGCTCATCCTGTACAAATTCTTTTTTATTCTTCACTCTGAATTCCGATTGACTAATTGTTCTTCCTAAAAAGGCTATACAGGTATCCACTGCCAATCGTTTCATGTGAACTCTATTTGCTGCATCCACAAACATGTCTACATCAAACATAAATGCTATTTCTTTATTTCTGTTTAATACTCCATCCAGCCATCCAATTGTTCTCACCCTCTTTTACTAGAATTTGATATCACCTATTACAAATTCCGTTGATTCTCGTATTTCATCTGCTCGATAAAGAGCATGTACAAAACCTTGGAATCCGTCAGTTTTTCTTCGCACAGGTTCCTTCTTTTCATATATTTTATTTCCATCACTCTTGATGACAACCAATACGTTTTGCGTATACCAGCGCATTAGAGGATTATCATCAAAAATAATTTGTTTATTTGCAAATGCCATTTCAATACGAGGTGCTAGTAAACTATGAATTGCTTTAGGATTCCTTATAACTTCTATTTCAAAACCTTCTGCTACCAATAAAGGTCTTATCGCTTCCATTCGGAAGTTATCAGCTATAATTTTCTTAATACCATATTGTTCACGCATTTCTACAAACCAATCAACAATGTGTTGAGGATTAATAGTCGGTTCGTCTACAACCGTTAGCAAGCCTTGTTCTTCCCATTCTTTTATTGGAGCAAATTTCTGTTTTTTGAACTCGCCTGCTTTTTTAGAATATCCATAATAGATATCGACGAATTCCTTTCGAACAAAGGAATGAGTTTTAAAAATGTATTCCCCATTTTGTCTGAATAAAAGACCACATGCCGCAAAATCTCGAATACTCGCAAAGTCTAATGCACCTATACATTCTTGAGCATACAAGTCAGGAAATTCTCGGTTGGTAGCAAGAATTTCTGACCATTTTGCAACAGAACGCTCTAAATTTGTAACAGGTAAATTCATACGCTTTGTCATGAACTCTTCTCGATTGCTTGGATCGTCTTCTAAATCTTCATATTCTTCCTTGATCGTTTCAAGCAATCCTTCGGCATACTCACTTAGAGGCTTTGATAACATGGGATTCGCAAGCTCCCAATTATCAAGATCATCTACTTCTGTTTCGTCATTCAATTTACAAATGAAAGGAAAGATAGCATTCGGACGTGCTTCACCGTTTAAAACCTTCATTGCTTTTTCTTTTTGCTTATCTAAGAAACCATCACGTACATATCCATCTGTACCAATATAAAACTCACGTGGGTTTTTCTTCTTCCCTAAACCACTGATATGAACGCGAACATCTTTATTGCTTTCATATTGATGTATTTCATCAAATACAACCGCACCATCACGCAAGCCATCTTTTGTATCTCCATTTGAAGTTCTAAACTTCAGTACACTTTCAGTAGCCTTTGAAACTGTTTGAGTTAACGTTGTTTTAAAGGCTCTTTGTAAGACTTCATTTTTCTTCACACATTTATGAACTTCGTCAGGGCTCGTTTTTGCTTGCTCTTCACTATTCGCAACAACTGAAATGTTATACTCTGGAATGCCATGTAATTCACTAATTAAAAAGTGAATAATAACAGAAATTAGACCGTTTTTACCGCCACCACGTCCTAACATCCACAGGAATTTACGATAAAATACACGTCCATTTTTCTTATAAAATAAAAAGACGAATGCTATTAAGAATTTTTGAAATGGCTGCAACGGAAAATACCACTTCTCACCGAAGTTGATACAATCCTCAATCATTTCATCGTCAAAATACAAATCGTCCCTATTTAAAACGTATTTTTCTAGATATTCAATTAACAGTTCTCTTTCTTTGTTGAACTTTATTTTTCCAGTTCGATAAAGTTCAATGTATTCATCAATGTACTTTTGCCTAATCATGTTAAATCACTTTTACTATAACCAGCCTTAGGGATATTAGGTTTACAAACAAACTTTATATCTCTTCCTAGCGCAATTAAAGAACTGTTAATTTTATTCCTTTCACTTATAAGAGGATGGGCTTTAACAAAAACTTGAGATCCGTTTTTGACTGTCACCGATTCGCCTTCTTTATTGACAGTTCTGTTTATTTTTCTGAATGCTTTAACTAGATCAATGTATCGTTCTACTTTTTCAACCTCGACTAAATCTGTAATTTCAATACTGTTCATTAGCTGTTCTTTCAATTTTGTAATACTGACAGCCATCTACCCCCCCCCTTACGTGCGTAAATTTCGAAAAAAACCTGACAGTTAACCCCCTCCTCCGGTGCCCCAGTTCCCCAAAAAAGCTAAAACTTTTGACCCGGGGGTGTATTTAAAACTATTTTTCTACCATTTTTCATCGTGTTTCCATTTATTCTGTTTCTTTTCAAACATTCTTCCGTGTTCTTTGTTATGACAATCCACACAGACTGTTTCAAGATTATCTTTTTCTAATGCAAGTTCTGGATGATGTTCAAGCTCTTTGATATGATGGACAACAAGTTGAATCTTCTTACGCCTTGCATGTTTGCTATACTCATTTGTATCAATACGAACACGACCATTGCGTTTACACTCTTGGCATTCGTAATTGTCACGATTCTTTACTTCTTCTCGCAGTCGTTTCCATTCAACACTGTCATAAAACTTTCGCTTCTGTTGTTTTGTTTTATACTCTTTCATCGATTGCTACAACCACCTCACAATAAACTCTTGATTATATTCCAACTATATTGTATTATCTAGATGCGGACATTTATTAAACTATTCAAGTTATTATCAAACCATTTTCTTACCTTTTTTTCAGAACCTAGCTTCCTTAGGTTCTTTTTTTATATAACAAAAAGAAGAGCACCTGTTTCCGCAAGCGCTCCTCTTTGGGTAAGGGCAAGAATTGGGATTACGAGATTCCTTTTAACTAAAGTTAAACGGTGTACAAGCAGTATATGCTCGACCTTTGCAAAATGTGAAAAAGCACCCGAATGGATGCTTAGATTAAACTTATTCATTATTACCCTCTCTACTTTCATCATTATCTGATTTCGGATCTAACAAGCTTCCTATATCAGACGGCAAAGTTAACTCTATACCAGCTACTGGTTGATTATCCTCATTAAAATAATACTTCTTCACTTTATTCAATTCTTCATTTTTCTTATTTTCACTCATATTACCCCGCCTTTTATGTATGTTAAACACTTTACTTAATATGTACATTGAGAAAGATAATATACTATTTTTTCAACTCTTACACGACTTATACACTTTTGCATAATAAAAGAGCAACCGTGTACCAGTTGCCCTTTCGTCAAAATTTTATGTTATTACTATAAATACGGTAAATGAAGTTTTTACTCTCAATCAAATAAAGTAAAAAAACCGCTACCTCAATCGGATAACGGTCTTTCATAAATAGACAAGTCATGTGTGCTTCATATTTCATTATATTTGGTTAAGGAGTTTTCACACCTCTTTCAACCGATGATTATAGTAATACGCTGCTTCCATCAGTTCAAAGAAGAGCAAAAGCTCTTCAATACTTCAATGTTCATTCAATCTGCAACATCGAAGCTGTCGAAAACCAAGGACTTAATGACAAAAGGGCCGTTTAATTATAAAAGTATCTTTGTGAGTCATGTTATTTCCGCCATTTCTCACAATACAAATATAACACGATAAATCCAAATCAACCGGCATATTTGCGGTCAAAAAACGGTCATGACTCTGCCACTAATTTTTATTTTCTTCTTTTCCATTTCTTCCAATTCTTCTGCTGCGACTTTCGTTTCTTGATACGTTGCTTACGCTGACTTATTTCTCTTTTCTTTTTCCATAACCTCATTGCGGCCATAGATTCCATAAATATCTCCATTTCCTCTGCGAGTGTAAGTTTCATTCCTGATCACCTTTTCCTATAGTTTTTAAGATTAATAACTAATTACCCATATCTTATATTTTGTGTAACTGATTGGAATGCTGAATCCATTGATATCATTAACTTTATAAGACTTTCTATTTTGAGTTACACAACACAATAAAAATGGTTAACTATAAGTAAAAAAAAGAAAAAGACCGACTTCTATCGGTCTTTTCAAATATTCTTATATTGTTGGTCTCTTCTAAGACCTAGATTTTCTAGGACCTACAATTAGTCTGATTGCTGTTCTTTCTTGATTATCGATTGAAACCTCGTGAAACGCTGGAATAAGAACCAAGTCAATACCACTAGGAGCTACGAATCCTCTTGCAATAGCAATGGCTTTAATCGCTTGATTTGTAGCGCCAGCTCCAATCACTTGAATTTCTGCATTACCGCTTTCTCTTAATACGCCTGCGATTGCGCCTGCAACTGAATTGGGATTTGATTTTGATGATACTTTTAATATATTTTCCATGTAAGTTGCTCCTCTGTTATTTAATCACCTTTTTGGTTACTGACTGGAATGTAATTAACGTATCTTTAACTAATATTCATATCAAAAGCAAACAATACTATTGAATGTATTTATTCGATACTTTTTATGTTATACCTGCCCATCTACATAAATAAAAAGCGAATTACTAAATCTTAAACTTAGTCATCGCTTTATCCATTGCATCTTGGTTTACCCCTATATATCTAAGTGTTACTCTTTCTGATGAATGATTAAATATCTCCATAAGCAACGCTATGTTCTTTGTCTGCATGTACATGTGATATCCAAACGTCTTACGTAATGTATGTGTACCAATCTCATCTAAACCAAACTCTGCTGCTGTACTTCTAAGTATTTTGTATGCCATACTACGACCAATCGGTTTGTTACTACCTTGTCTGCTTTTAATTAAGTACTCATGATCTTCTCTCTCTTCAATGAACCATTTCAACTCTCTTCTTAATGCTGCAGTAATTTGAATACGCTTCTGCTTACCTGTTTTCATTTCACGCATTGAAATGTGGCTCCCTTTTAAGTCACCAACCTTTAGCTTCAAGATATCACTAATACGTAGGCCTGTATTGATTCCCATTACAAACAGGATATAATTACGTTCACTCTTTTCTTTAAGATATTCTTTTATTTGTTGTATCTGCTCTGGATCACGGATAGGCTGAACAAAATTCATTGTCCATCACCTCCCGCTTGCTCTTCTTGCTCATAAACTTCTAATCTAAGTGCAAAAGCAAGCTTATAGAATGCTCTTGCCTTAACACGCCTGTATGTCCGCTCACTCATTCCCATTTCGTTATAAATCATATAATCACATACATCATCATCTTCAAGGTATCGTTTGATAATAATATCTCTTTGGTTCTTTCCTGATTGACCATTACCAAAACGACTCAATGCCTGGTCAATACGAAATGACATCTTTTCAAGCCATTCTTCACGCTTATTTTGCTGTAGATTTGCTACCGCAACATCTTCTAATGGATTACCAACTGCATGTGTAGGGCCGTGCTCTCGAACTTCATAAGAAGGAGTGACTTTCATTTCTTTTCGAATCATTCCAAACTGTCTATATATACGTACACTTTCAAGAACACCTTCCAAACGTTCCTGTGTTGCTGTTCTATCGATTTTTGGTAAGAAAGATAATTGTTTAATCATGTAAGACCACTCCTTTTTATTTTTAATTACTTCTGTCTGAACGCTCCACCGCGATTACGTACATATCTTGGTCGATACATTCCCATTAATTCCTCTATATCGCGGACACTTAATTGTTCTTCTTTTCGTTTTGGCCTCTTTTTCTGTTGCTGTTTCTTCCATTCTCGTAACTGATCACGAAAGCACTTCATTCCATCACCTCTTGTAAAATAAAAAAGCGGACACCAAACTACAGAACGATATTAATATCGCTCCATAGAATGATGTCCGCTGGTTCTTCCAGTAGGACTATAAAAGGATTATTTTGTTGAGTTTTAATATGCAATATTGCATATTCTATACTTTAAATTTTTTACACATGTAATAATTTATTTATAAAAATACAAGATATTAGCAAGGATGATTTATATGAACAAGTTTTGAAAGAAAATAATAAAATCTTTCCAAACATTTTTGGGATGCTTAGCATTCGGTCTGTTAACGTTTGTTATCTTTCTAATTATGGATTTAATAGACACCCCTTTAAATACATTAGGCTGGAGAGACTGGTTAGGTTCTGCAGTAGGCGCAACCTTTTTATCAGTTGGGGCGTTTACTTTCAGTAAATTGGATTTAAAATAAATATTTCGCCAATACTATTAATGACATGGTAAACTTTCTCCAATTCCCCTGAGACTGAGCAGTTAGCTTTTGCTAGCTGCTTTTTTTCCTATAATATTTCACCATCAATACATACTACAGATAAGCTGTTAAACAGCTAGTCCAGTTTTCTTTCCCTTAACCCTTTTTAGAGAGCAGTTAGTTTTTTGCTATCTGCTCTTTAAATAAAACTGATTTATCACCTTTATACAGAACAAGAATATATTATATCAAGTCATATACCTTATGCTTTCTTACTCCTAATACACCCTATATAGGGTGCTCTTTTTACTTTCAAATTGGACAAGTTTTTTTCAGTTCCCCTGCAACTTTACAAAAGTTAAACATATATTATATTAAGTCTCGTCTTAATTTGTAGCCTTTAACATCCAAATTCTTCTTATAGCGCCTCCTTGTAATAGAGCACTTGTAAACGGTGCTCTTTTTGTATTAAAAAGGCATTGCTAAAGAAGTTTTTTACATACAGGCACTCTTTAGTTTCACATCACATAATGTAATGTAAATCCACCGAAATGTCCGTAACCATCGACTCCATTTTTTGTTTCCTCATTATAAAGGAGGACTATATTATGGGTTTTGGAGCTGGTTGTTGTGGCTTCGGCGGCGGATTCGCCTTACTGATTGTGCTATTTATCTTATTAATCATAATCGGTTGTAGTTGTTTTGGAGGTGGATTTGGCTGCTGACGCTAAAAGAATGGCACTCAATTTGAGTGTCTTTTCTTATTAAATTGATACTTACCTCGGCATAATATTTCACCATCTGCACATACTACAAACAGGCTACTCCTAGAATTCACAACTTGTAGGCCTTTCCCTCTCCAAGGGTGAGCAGTTAGCTTTTGCTAGCTGCTCTTTTTCGTTCATTTCTCTCATCCCTCCGCATAAATTTTGAAATCCCGTCAATACTGTAGATAACCCATTATTGAAATCTTTCTCCGATTCCCCTTGGGCCGAGCAGTTAGCTTTTGCTGACTGCTTTTCTTCGTATAATATTTCATCAGCAATACATACTATAGATAAGCTGTTTTAGCAGCTTAGTCCAGTGTTCTTTCTTTTAACTCTTTTTAGAGAGCAGTTAGTTTTTGTTAGCTGCTCTTTAAGTTAAATTAGAACAAATTTTTTCACTTCCCCTGCAACTCTACAAATATAAAACATATATTTTATTGAGGATCATATAGCACCTTTCTTAAAAGAGCACTTATAAAACAGTGCTCTTTATTTATTTTTTCCTGTATAGCATTTCAAATTCCGCACATACTACAGTCAGGCTACCCCATAGCTACCAGATATTCTTGAATACCTCTCTTATTTTGGATGAGCAGTTAGCTTTTGCCGACTGCTTTTTTTCGTATAATATTTCACCATCTGCACATACTACACATAAGCTACCCCATTACAGCTATTCTTGAATACCTCTCTTCGGAAGAGCAGTTAGCTTTTGCTAGCTGCTCTTTTATTTGCGCTCAAAGAATGATAAGAATTCACTATAGCTGAAGCGTTCGAAGTTTCCTGCATCATTTTTAACAGCTATACCTACTTCTTCTGATGTTCTAAACATCTTAAAGTCTTCATAGTTAAACCAATATTCTTTGCCAGTACTAAATCCTCTTGATTCATTTTTTGGAACAACATACATCCAATCTCTAATCTCTATTAATAAAATAATTGCGTCCTGCAAGACATCTAGAGTCTTACTCATATACATTCCCCTTTTCTATAATTAGCTTTTGCTAGCTGCTCTTTGTATGAATTTATCCATAAGCCACTCTTTATCATCTGCATGTTCTTCACATAAATCTTCTGATCGATCTAAGATAGCCTGTACACGTTTAATATCTTCTTTTGTTACTTCGATCTTCAATTCATTTATTTCTTCTTGTAAACCTTTTATAGTGTTTATGGCCATATAAGCTGTATCTTTAGCTTCTTTTTCATATTTTTCACGAGTTACTAGTCCGTCTGTGTTACCTCTAAGGTGCCACAATTTTGATAACACTTTATCAACTTCCATTTACCCATTCCCCTTTTTTACAAAATGAAATTTTTGTTTAGTTTTCTTTCCTGCATAATATTTCGATATCCGTTTATACTATAGTTGTATCCTATGCTACTTCTAAAAGCGTACAATGGAGCCGTTAGCTACTTCAGCTAGCTGCTTTGTTGTGCCAAATAATTTTTTATTTCTCAACAACCATTATTGGAATTAAAATTCCAATAATAGTAATATGAAAGTAACTTTCAGTCATAATTATTAACATGTCAAGTGTTGTTCCCTTTTAAACTTGTTCCCTACTAATAGCTTTTTTGTTCAAATACTTCACGCCCATGAAAAAATTACATTTAGTATCACGTACTCTTTTACACTAAGAGCTTTGATCCGAAGAGCACTTATATATAGTGCTCTTTTTGGTATGGAATGTAAAATAAAGGCTTGCTCTTAAAACCTTTTATGTAATTATTATAGTTTTTTTCCTTACACCCGTGTGTCTGTTTACTCATAAATTGTTAAAGTATAAATATTAATTGGTAGTTAATTTATAAGGGAGGTTTCAAAATGAGTGAATTTAAAAAGGATTGTCACATACCCTTTCCATGTGCCTTTCCTTTACCTCAAATAGGGCCCACTGGAATAACTGGACCTACCGGCGACACTGGACCTCAAGGA